TCTCAATCCAGTATTAACTTGAAGGCTAATGTAGTGTTCTTCTTCTAACTGTTGATGTCTAGGTATGTTCAGTATCCAATCTCCATGTTCATTTTCTTCTATTTTAGCTCTTGTATACTTGTATATACCAAGCAATAATCTCAACTTATTTAGTTGTTCTTGAAACATAACATTAACTACTTTGTATTTAGCGTACTTATGACCATATCTGCTTGTTTCTGAACCTGTTTCTATGTTCATACCTTCACTTCTTAGTGTATGAATTATAGCTGCTAGTCTAAAACTTCCATAACGTTCAAGAGCATCTATAGGTGTAATACTCTTACCTGACAAAAGATGTGCTTTAATTCTATCTTTTTGGGTTGCTTTCTTTTTTGGTACTTCACTTGCTATTGCTATCATTGTTCTCTCCTATTGTTAGTTGATACAGTCCATATATAAATGCGACTGCTATAAATAGTGCTACTATTGTGTTCATTGTTTATCCTTGTTATTTTGGTAGTTTGTAAAAGTCTTTTGCCCATCTTCGTTTGTTCTGATTCTGAAAGTTTCCATTGTTCTTTGCTTTAATTGGGTCATAGAAAGCAAACTCTCTGTGATACTCTTTACCTTTCAACTCATTTGGTTGTGGATAAAAGATAACATTCTCTGTATCTCCTTCAAGTGGTACTGCAATGTAATCACAATGATTTGGTGTTACTTTCACTCTTAGTGATGTTCCATAACTAGTTTCTGATACTCTCGTATTGTACTTAACTTGTATGGTTCTCCACTTATTCATAAGCATTTTATTTCTCCACTTCTTAGGTTTACATACTACCATATCTACTCCTAAGTCTACTTCTGGTCTTGTGACAATAAATCCATTCTTTAAGAATAAGTTTGATACATTATTCTCTCCAATCATTCCTTGTACCATCGTTCCTACGTCTAACGTAGTTGTACTTTTATATCTTTGTTTTTTCATTATTAATTCCTTTTGTATGTGTTAAAAGTTTTTGCCTACATCCGACTCCAACGGATAGTAACGGAGCCACAGTACAAATGGAGGAAACGACTGTTGCGTTAGATAGGCAAAATAAGGCACTGCTCTAAGGATGCGGAGTCCCTTTCTATACAATGTAGTTGTGAGTATAAGAAGTGAAACAGTGCCTATAATTTTCTGGCCCAACATATCTTAAAAGTGCATTCTTCTGAAGTCATCGAACGCTCTTTACAACTGTTGAGCCATTTTGTATCTATTGTGCAGTTTTTATTATAGGAAAAAACTACACTTCATCAAAAACCCAGAACCAATCAACTAGTTAGAAAGGTTCTTTTTGTTAAAATTTTTGAGAGGAATAGGCCGTTCACCTCTCTATAAGTGTCCTAACACAGCCTCGTTTTTTATCAATAGATGTTTACACCATACTATTTCTGACCATGCCGCAACATTTAAGTATTCATAACACTCTTTAGCTCACCAAGCTCGTTATCTACAGTAGGTAGACACTTCGATGGTTAGTCTGTGTGTCTTTTTCGTTACCTTAACCTCTTGCAAGTCTTTAGCAGTCTTAACGTAACTGCTGTGGTGCTATGACAAGTAGTATTACGCCCATTTCGGGAGTCTTCCTTCCACAGTACAAAGCCCTGCTTCAGATAGTTTGTCAAACTGTTTCGTAGGCTATAGTTAATACCCAAGTTATCGTAAAAACAGAAGTAATAATCCCTGTTGTCTGTATATTAGACTTTATATTATTTAGTAGATACACATCATATTCTTACGACACTTGAGCAGTTATACACTCTACATCACACAGTTAAGTGTAATATAAATTAAAAAGAAAGTAGGCATAAAGCCTACTCTCTCTCCCTGCGTGTAACAGGTTGGGTTTCTTCGGGTTCAAGAATACCCTCGTATCCTCTACTTTCGCAGAACTCCTGCAACCCACGCATTGTAGAGTTATACTCCCGAAGAGCATCACTCTTAGATGGGATAGCGACACCGAATGTCCTATTCCACCCGCGCTTAATGGGTGCGTTCATAAGCGCTTCAAGGTATTTATCTTCAGCCTTATTAGCTGCGTCAATAACCTTCTGAGGTGTAGGTAATAGTTTAGCCATAATATTCTCCTTTATTAGACTAGTTAATTAATTATCAAAATAATAATCAAAATAGAAAATAACTAAAAAGTTATTTAGCAAATCCCCCATATAGGGGGTATATAATGGGAAAAAGGCTACATATCAAAATACTACAATTTTTCTACTAAATAACTGGGGGTTTTTACTTGTATAATATTGACTAATAGTTTAACTTAATGGGTGGTTGGGTTGGGATAAAATAAAAGGTGTATAAATGTCACAGCTTATAGAAGGATTATCAAACTTGTCCTTAACGGAACAAGAAAAGATTTTACAGAGGTTATCTAAAGATTTAGTTCCTCTAGAGATAGATGACGAGGTATTTTTTATACCTAAAGAAGTAGGAGACTTAATTGACGATTTATCTGCTCAAGTATTGTTATTAACAAAATCAACATTAGAATGGCGGAAAAAAGAAAAATTAAAGACGTAGAACATTATGTCTACGAAGACATAGACGAGTTTAGAGAGACACATCCAAATACAGTAGTTCATCCAGATTGGCGAAAAGCTAACGAAGGCGATTGGGTGTATAGTGATGATGATAGGATAGTTCAGTTGCTAAAAGTAAAAAATGGCGTAAGTCATCATGGGGATTCAAAAAACTACAATTATGCAAAAGGATGGGTTCGTACTATTGTAGGTAGTTTCATAAATAAAGAATCTACAAAAATGGATACAGACTTTGATAATCATCCAAATAGATATACATTCTCCACTAAAATTAAAAACACATCAGAAAGAATACATAAAAGAACAAAAGTAACAAACAAAGAAAAACAATTTGCTACAAATGTCGTAGTAGGTATGGGAGCTGTAGAAGCATACAAAAATGCCTACAAAGAAATAAACGACCAAAAAGCAAGAAAGAAAGCAACTGTATTATTAAAACAGGAAAGGGTAATGGAAGAAATACAAAAGTCTGTGTTAGATGTCGCAAAAGGATTAGGTATAGACCATGAGTATATACTTAGTAAACTAAAACATCTTGCTGATTATAGTGAAGATGATAACATAACATTGCAATCTGTCAAAGAACTAGGTAAGATAGTTGGAACGTCAGGTAACAATGTCAAACAAAAAGAAGTAGGTCTTCTAGGTGTATTTGAAGGGTTCTCACAAGAACAGTTGGAAGGTGCTTCTAGAAAACAAATATCCGAGGGAGACAATGGGAAACTCAAACACAACAATTAAACAAACAGTTGATGAATTTAGAAAAGACGATGATGGCAACATTATAGGATGCCCTCATTGTGGTGCTAGGAACATAAGGAAAGATGGATTTCATTATCGTAGAGAAGTAAAAAAACAACAATGGCAATGTAATTCTTGTGGTAAAAAAACATTGAATCCTACTATTGTAGAAGAATCCCCATTTAAAGTTGCTGATAGAGACCCAGAATTAATGCCTATAGAAGACATTATAGAATTTAGAAAGAAGGCATACAAACAAAAAAAGAAATCAAAAGAAAGTAGAAAACTTGTAGACATAAATATAAATGTTGATGGCCCTATAGGTATTGCACATTTTGGAGACCCTCATGTAGATGACGATGGTACAGACTTATCTCAAATACTAATGTATATAGACATGATTAATAATACCAAAGGAATGTTTGCTGGTAATTTAGGAGACATACAAAACAATTGGATAGGTAGACTGCAAGCATTGTATGGACAACAATCTACGTCTGCAAAAGAATCGTGGAGACTTACTGAATACTTTGTTAACAAGTTAAATTGGTTATACTTAGTAGCTGGTAATCACGATGTGTGGAGTGGAGATGGAGACCCACTAGAATTTATTATGAGAGACCATAAAGGATTGTATGAAAGATTTGGTGCAAGAATGAACCTTATTTTCCCTAATGGTAAAGAAGTTACTATAAATGCTAGGCATACATTCAAAGGTAATTCTATGTGGAACACAGCTCATGGAGTTGCAAAAGCAGCTCAGATGGGATGGAAAGACCACATACTTACTTGTGGACATACTCATGTCTCAGGGTATCAAGTATTGAAAGACCCAGCGTCAGGACTTATATCTCATGCATTGCAAGTAGCTTCATTTAAGATAATGGATAACTATGCAGATAAACTAGGGTTAGACGATAAAAACATATTTAATTGTCCAGTTACAATCATAGACCCTAGATATGATGATGACGACAATAGACTTATTACAACAATATTTAATCCAGAAGTTGCTTGTGAGTATTTAACATTCTTGAGGCAGTCATGAATAAAGAAAAATGGGCTAATGCATTAGATGATGTTCCAGACGAAATGGAACTAGATGAAGCTATTGTTTTATTAAAAAAATTAAACAACAACGTAAAACAAGAATACATACTGTACGATATGTCATCAAAAACATATTACGACATACTTAGGATTCGCAAGATAATAGATATGTTACCAGTACCAGAAAAGATGGAGACAACATGAAAAAGAAAAATACAATAACAAAACACGATATGAGACGTTCTATACAAAGTATATATACTCAATTGCAATTTGTAACAGAAAGACTTAGAATAACAGAAACATTATTTAATGATTTTATTGAAATGCAAAAACTAGAAAAGAAGTTTGAAAAACATTTAGATGGCAAATATAAACAGTCAGAACGTAAGCAAAGCTGAAGAAGCTCTTCAATTAGCATATAAAGACCTTATATCGTTTGGTAAGTTATTTTTACCAGATGACTTTATGAGGTCTGAAACTCCATTCTTTCATTATGAGATTGCAGATGCAATAGATGACAAGAACATAAAACAAACTGCAATCATTGTTCCTAGAGGACATGGTAAAACAGTTCTTACAAAAGCATCAATTATTAAAGACTTTGTGTTTGCAACAAAAGAAAACTTTTTATTTTATGCATGGGTATCTGCTACACAGAAACTTAGTGTAGGTAACATGGATTATATTAAATATCATTTAGAAAACAACGATTCCATAAAATATTACTTTGGACAGATGAAAGGAAGGAAATGGACAGAAGAAGATATAGAGTTAGCAAATGGGTGTAAACTTATTAGTAAGAGCAATGTGGCGGGAATTAGAGGAGGTGCGAAACTACATAAAAGATATGACCTTATCGTACTCGATGACTTCGAGCATGAGGCCAACACTATTACGAAGGAAGCCAGAGATAAGAACGCTAACCTTGTTACTGCTGTTGTGTATCCTGCTATTGAACCTCATACTGGTCGGTTGCGTGTTAATGGTACTCCTGTACATTACGACTCATTCATAAATCAATTAATAAACAAGTATGCTAAAGCAAAGAAAGAAAACAAAGAGTTTGCTTGGAAAGTAATTACATACAAAGCATTAATAGATGACAAAACTCCATTATGGGAAGGATGGTTTCCATATTCTAAAATACAAGAAAAGAAAAAGTTCTATGCAGATTCTGGACAACCTCAAAAGTTTTATCAAGAATATATGATGGAAGTACAATCAGAAGAGGATGCAATATGGAGAAGAGAACATATACAGTATTGGAATGGATACTATAAACATGAAGATGGTATTAATTATATTGTTAAAGATAGTGTTGATATACCTGTTAATACATTTATTGGTTGTGACCCCGCTACGGACATTGACACAAAGCATAGTGACTTTTCTGTTATTACTGTAATAGCTATTGATGCAAACAATGAACTATATGTATTAGAATATGAAAGACATCGAAGTATTCCTACGATTGGTTCTAAGAATCCAGAGACAGGAGAAATCATAGGAAAGAAAGGAGTAGTAGATATTATACTAGAACTTCATCAAAAGTATAATTGTATGTCATCAACTGTAGAAGACGTAGCGATGAATAGAAGTATATTTCAAGCATTAAATGATGAAAGAAGAAGACTAAACAAGTTCGATATTTCCGTTATTCCAGAAAAACCTGGCGGAACTCAGAAAAGAAATCGTATTTATTCTGGACTTTCGGGTCGTTTTAGTACAGGAACTGTGCATTTAAGGAAAAATATGTTTGATTTGATTAACGAAATCCTTACTTTCGGCCCTAAAATGGCTCACGATGATACAATTGAGAGCCTTTATTACTCACAAATACACGCTTTTCCTCCTAATATGAAAAAAGATAAGGAGAAAAAAAGTTGGTTTAAACCAAAAAGAAAAGCGAAAAGTTGGTTGGTGGCATAATGTACAAATTTGGTAAGAGAAGTAGAGAAAGACTTAAAGGTGTTGATGCTAGACTTGTTAATGTTCTTAATGAATTGATTAAGATAATGGATGTTACTATTATCGAAGGATTACGGAGTAAGGAGCGGCAAGAGCAATTGTTAGCACAAGGGAAAACTAAAACTAAGTATTCCAAACACATAGAAGGAAAAGCTGTTGACCTCGCTCCTTACCCGATAAACTGGGAAGACAGAGAAATGTTTCACTACATGGGTGGAATGTTAAGAGGATTAGGTAAGGCAATGGGTGTTAATATTCGTTGGGGTGGAGATTGGGACTCCGATGGAGATATACACGATAACAAATTTGACGACTTAGTTCATGTAGAGATAAAAGATTAATGGGTACATATAATATTCAAGAGTTCACATCTAATGAATGTTTGAACCAATTATTATTTGTAAATGATTTATATGTAAGTTCTGATAGAATACAAGGGCATAGTGTAATTCATAAATATGGACACAATTTAGATATTGATAGTTCTTTTGAAACAATATGGAGTACTGGTGGTAATTATTCTTTTATTCAAAGCTCTACTATTTTAAAAATATCTAGTTCGGACATTAATGATTCAAGTTTAGATACGGGAGCTAGAACGG